CCGATCTTGTTCTCTTTATTTTAATTTGACCCTTTTCGACTTCCTTGGGGAAAGGATATTCGAAATTTATAAAATTTAAGTCGTTGCTGAACACAGAGTTTTTTACATCTTTTTTAAAAGTTTTTTTTCTTTTAGTATCTTTTATTTTTATAAAGAATTCAGCGCCGTTTCCAGATCCTTCTTTTGGATTAATGTCTTTAAACATCGGGCTTAGGGGGAAGCTATCAATATTTTGAACTGTGACGGATTCGATTTCTCCGCCTTCTTTTACTTTGTCTATTAGGAAGATACACTTCCCTCCGCCTTCATCCCAAACTAAACCATCTCCTTCTCTATATTCTTTTCCGGAATCTTTTATCGTAACTTTTTCGTCGATTATATTATCTGGCAGTATGATTTCTATTAGGTCTTTTCTGTAAATTTGTTGCTGTTTATTATCGGAAAGAAGGAAGTAGTTTTCGTCGTCGTAGTTTATAGTTTTGAAGTCTAGCCATTTTTCTTCTTCGGAAATATTTGTTATTTCAAAATCTTCTTGCCCTATTCTAATAACGAAGTCTTTTTGTATGGCTAGGTATTCGTTTAAAGATTGAACGATTAGAGAGTTTGTGCCCTCTAGAATAGTGCCGAAAAAACCTATCGATTTCATTGGGTATATTTTATAAAATTTAGGCTAAGAAACCTAAAAATAATGTAGAGTCGTTTTTAATACCTTTACTACCGCCGTCAACTTCTATTTCAAAGGTATCGTAGGGGTCTCCGAAAGGAGCTTTCGTGTTAAAAGTGTATTTATTTGATCTTATGAGATCTTTTTCGTAAGGTGTTACCACGGGTATGTATTTCCTTTTTTCCTTAAAGGAGACTGTTATTACGCTATCTTTGTAAACGCTGCTACCCCTTGATTTCGCAATGCATGTTACGTCTACGATGCCGGAAGTTTTAATTACCTCTATTGTGTTGTTTGATTTAATTAATAAATAACAGTAAGATCTATAAGACAATGCTTTTGCTCCCTCGTCCGTTGGCGATTTTTTAAAAATAGCAATTGAGGAGGTCGTTAGCTGGTTTTCATTAAAGGATGGAAGGCCGCTGGTAAAATGAAGTTCGCCATTATATTCAGAAATTGACGGAGCTACTTGACTAAAGGAAAGGTCTTTCTCTCCGAGAATAGACGCAACAGCGGTTCCTTTGTCGGTTTTTACAATTCTAGGAGCTGGTTTGGTTTTAGACCCTATAAAATGCTTGTTCATTGTCAGCTGGTCAAAGCTCCCTATGGCTATATTACTTTGAGTTAAATGCTGGTCTTTGAAGGGGTAAAAGGGAAAAGTTATAGAGGAGTTTTCAATTGTCATTTCTTTTCTAAGAACAACGCGTCTTTTAACTGTTACGGAGCTTCCCTTGAAAGGCTCGTTAGAAAGAGTAATTTTTTGCGTATCTCCGTTCTCGAGGTTTATTTGTTCTGCGTTTAAGGAAAAGCTTTCGTCAGCATAATATAAAACAATACCTCTAATAGAGTCAAACATGGAGAAAATTTCTTGTTCTGTTTTATAAGTTTTTCTATTTTCCTCATCTCGAGACGTAGAGAATACTAGAGATACGTTTCCTTTATCGGTTATAATGGGCTCTATAATGTAAGGTATATTTCTATCGTATCCGGTTTTAGGAGAAACAAACCCGTCTCTTTCGGAATACTCGTTTAGGAAAAAGAAAGATTTAGGTTTTGCTATTTTAACTTCTACAATATCGTATCCAGCTAAACCCTTGCTTGGGTCTGGCGAAAAGTCTCCTTCGCTTTTTTCGTTTACAGTGTTGTCAAACACAACATTTCCAGCGCTAGTCTTACCGTTAAACACATCGTAAGCTTCTACCACCACATCAAAATGTCTTATTGGTATTTTATCTTCTTTTATAAGGCTTGTCAGGACGACTCCCGAACCGGGTATTATATTATAATCTTTATCTGCAACAGCTTGAGCGGTTTCTATAGAATTCAACGACTCTGGGAATACGAATGTATTTTGAGACAGGTTAGTTCCTGTTAGCTCGAGGTATATATTAGGGTTTGGTTGATTAGGGTTTTGACTACTGCTAACTTCCCTGATTGTTATTCTTTTTCTAAAGTTAAAATTTGATTCTTCTAACGCGCTTTGGTGCGTTGCGTTTATTCTTGACTGAAAAGAGAATCTGGGCGAGGATTCGTTTTTTACAACAGCAATGTTTCCCGGAGACTCGAGTTCTTTTGAAGCGCCGATATTGCCTACATTGGGGTTCTCAGCATTAAAGGGAATTAGTTTATAGATGTCTAAGCTGTTTAATAAAGAAGTCCTTTGTACAGTGTCGTCTATTACTACTACTTGATTGTCTTCGTTGGAGGAGCCTGTAGAAGAGTCAACTCTTTCCGGGTAATATGTTGGTCCGTAATATTTATCGTTATTAGGGAGTTTCGACCAAATGGCAAATTCGTATTCACCAGCTTTATTTATAACGAAGGTCGCTTCATAGGTCTGATATTTTTTAGGAAGTTTAGTTATAGTGTTCCCGTTAGGGTCCACTTGTTTAATTTCGGTTTTAACATAATTCTCCCCGTCTACGGTTAGTTTATTTATTACATCATCTAATTCTTTTTCCTTTTGATCCTTGGTCTCTGTGTCATGTTGGCTGTAGGTAGTTCCTGTGAATTTGCCCTTTTTCATGAAGATAGTGTAAGTGTAATCTCCATTATAAGGAATATCGTCATTTTCTCCGTTCCAGCAGTCCCAGTATATTTTCACCTCTGCTCCCGAATAATGACCGCGATGCTCTAAAAGGGTTATACCAGCGCTTGCTGGCGGTTTTTCTGCGGCGGTTAGTACTGTTCTGGGCATTTTTTTATAAAGTTTAGCGTTAGTCTAATTTTCCCCCGAATAGTGATGGGTTTGTTGTCACGGAGTTTTTAGTGTGGAGGTGTCCCGGGTTTTCTTCTGTTTTTATCTCTGTTTCGTGGTTCCCTACAAACAAATTTTCGTTAGTTGAGTTATAGGTTAGCCCTTTCTTAACCGTACCACCGCAGTCTTCCTTTCGGTTGATTGGATTTATAATTGATCCGTCTTCGAAAGGCTGTTCAGCTATTCCGACAACTAGGGTTGTGTTATAGCCTCCCGCAAACGCTTCGCTAGGGCTAAAGCCATTCGCGCTAGAGTCTAGTCCGTTCGCATCGAAAGTCTGGTTCGGGCTTACGTAAGGATCTAATGCCCATTCGGCTGACCCGACCATGTGTGACTCTGAGACAGAATTAGGATAACCGTTAGTTTTAACAATGCTGTTATATCCTATTCTTCCGCCTAGATACATACAGTACGGATCTCCATGATTGGGCTTATCGGTATCATTTACTAAAACACTGCCCGGATAAAATAAGGTGTCATCGTTTCCGAGCGCGGGCAATTCACCGCCAGCTAAAGAGGCTACGGGGGTTGCGTATATTTTAGCGGAATGAGGAGAAAAATTAGGAGCAAACACGCAGTCCGTTAATTTTGTAGAATCTTCGCCTTCTTTTAGAATTATATTTTGGTCGTTTAAGCAGATGCCAAACGTATAAGCGTAGCTTGCCTGATGAGAACACAGCTGGGAGTCTTGTCTTTGTAGGTGGCAGGTGTAAAATAAAAATTGTCCCGGAGCGAGCAAATTCATTAAATTCTCATGGTCCATATCGTGTATTTGATCTAATAAATTATCTTCTGTCATTTCGTGACTTACCCATATAAGAGGCCTAGCTTTAAAAGTAAGAACATCAATATTGTTAATACCGCATACATTTAGTCGAGCTTCGGTAGCGTAATTGAATTCGATTATTTGTTGGTCTGGGGCTATTTTATCTATATTTATTCCTACTTGATACGCAGGATTAACGTCTGCTGCACGAGAGTCGTACTCGACGCAGTCGTCATCTTTCTCGCAGCTTGCCGTGTAGGGCTTTATGGCCGAATTTTTGAATATACCCCCGTTAGATTCATTTATAGTTTCAAAACAATGGTCTCTTACATCGGTTAAAATTCCACCATTCACTGAAAGTTGGTCGTACCAGTCTTCGCTTGGATAATCGCTGAAAAGTTCGGTTTTTTCTTCGTCGTTCCAGATTGAATTAGTAGTGGGGTTTATGAGAAGCTGACCGTCCCCGTCTCGAAGAAAACCGGGGTAACGAGTTAGTTTTTGGGTGACGGAAAATCTATAATCTTGGTTAGGGGGAGCGATCCAGTAACATTTTCCGTTCTCGATTAAGTTGGCGGGGCTTTGCGAGGTCGAGCCGAGAGGTCCGGAGTAGCCGTACGTAGAGTTGCTCTGATCTTGATACTGAAATATAGCTGTGCCTTTTATGGGCTTATTGCAGTTTCTATGGATTAGATGACCGGGTTCTTCATCCCATAACATTCTTTTTAAGTCGCTACCCGTTGTCCCCCGGTCGCTGCTGCCTTTGTCATCGGGCCATTCAATATTCATTCCGAAGTGAACCGGAATGAGCCCAGTATGTTTAGTATCGTTCTCTTCAAAATGCAGCTGCCACTTACAATAGTCGTTTACTATTTGAGACCCCGGGCCGCTTGTGCCTTCTACTGTTTCGCCCGCGCGATCAACTCCATGTCCTACGTAAAACGTATTAACGTCCAAGAAAGTATCGCCGTAATAAAATACTTTAGCGGCGTATCCGCAGTCGCAATCAGCGCAATTGCAGTTACAGCACCCTTTGTCCACGTCGTGACCATCTTCAGTTTCCCCTATACCCGGACAGTCTTCATCATTGTAACACCAACATTCCGGACCTGCGCACGCTGAATACGGCCAGCCAGAGTTATCGTGGTTTATATCAGCAGGGTCCCCGCAATCGGTGTTACCATCTGTGCAGCAAGGTGTAGTGGTGGCCGTTGCCGGGTAGTCCGCGCATCTACCCCTCTCAAATTTTTGTGGATCGCAATCTTGGTTGTATAGACGGCTACCATCATTATGATCAGCTCTTTGGTCTAAGTCTTTATACCATTCGCGCATCGCTTTGCACTGTAATTTTTTACTGTCTTTGATTTCGTCGCCCCATACATCCATATCGGTGACTGTCTTTAATCTAAAATGAGAAGAGTAGTTCTTATCTTCTGATATGCCCATTGTTCCGGGCGCGGGGGATAGGCTTGATACATCAATAGCTACTTTAAATTCTAATTCTATAGGTCTATATTCTCCTTTGGGCGGTTCTGGTGGATCTGGGGGTACTAGGTATTGACACTCTCCTCGTTCTTGTATTTGGGCACAGGTTTCTTCTGGGAACCAGACCCCTTCGGATGGGGGGCAGTCCTTTTTTAATACATTGTCCGTACATGGTTTGTATACAATTGTCGCCGTTCCCTCTGCAAACGTGTCCTGTCCGACTGCCGTTTTTTCAATGGTTCTTTGAGAGTGACCTTCGTCTTGACAGCAGGCACCGACTGCGTCTGGGTCTTCTTCTGGCGGTTTTGGGTCTGGGTCTTTCGGCTTCGGCTTCGGCTTCTCGATCGGGGGGGTTATAGTTGGTGGCGGCACTCTTGGTAATTCGGGGCCGCCGCCACCGTCTCCGTTACAAGGGGGGTCGGGGCAGGGGTCTTCAGTTTCCACGCACTCTAAACAATCTTCAGAACTTTCGCAAAATTTTGCAGAGACGCTCTCTATCGCCATAATGTCGTACTTATTGCTGTCATTTTCGGTTATATTTATAACTTTATATTCTAACGCTTGACCAGAAGCCACTTCCGAGTCTAGCGTATATGGCCTGTTTTCTGTTGAGTCGGAGCAACTTGGTTCAATGGCCCAGACTAAATTCCTGCCAGATGGGTTTTCGTAGGATTGAGAATAAGTATCCGTTACTCCTGCGGCAAGATCTCCTATTACGGAAGAATTGTCGTAACCGGTAATAGCATAATCTGTAAAGTTGAAACCAGCCTCAAATTGATTGTCTAGGTATATTTTAGTTACTATTCCGCTTCCATTAACAGAGAAGTCGGAGTGGTAATCTCCCGTTGTCGCTACCGCTTGGTACCCGCTAAAGAGAACTGTTTGTATTTGGTTTTTTCTGATTTCAGGAAAGTCAGCAGAAGTGAGGGCTTTATCGCTATTGGTTGCATTTACTTTTAAATCTTCGACAGTATACGGTTCAGTTGTCGTTGCGCTAACCCACGTGCTTATTCTTTCGAGACCAATACGGAATCGGTCGCCAGTAAGAGCTTGGGGTCTGGTAATATAGGCAGTTATTGGGTGAATAACTTCTATCGTAATAGAGGTAATCTCCGCGTCTTTAATAAAAAGATCTTTTCTTATAGGGGTGACGGTCTCTTTTATTGGGTTGCTTTGTAAATAAGCAAGCTCTGCTGTAGCGAGAGCTTTTATTGCATCGGTGCCGCCGTTCTTTTCATATTCTTTTAGGCAGCCAAAAAGGTCACCTTCGTTAGCAGGTCCGTTTAATGTGTGGTCTTTCCCGTAGTTGGTTTTTTTATTACCTATATACCCGGAGTCAAATATTTCTTCTCCGTCTACTTTTAATATATATCTTTTAGGGAAGCCGAGGCCAGTGGTCTCAAATTTTGAGTTCCATATATGAAATATAAACTCTCCTTTGCTTGACGTTACTGCGACTGTTTCTTCTGTTTTAAATATGCTAGCATCAAGGGAGCTGCTATCTAGTATATGGCGGATATTGTCACTCCCCTCATATTCTAGGTTCATCTCAGTCGGATTTAGTTCTTTGTATCCTCCTTTTGTGGTTCCGCCTTCAACTGTTCTTGTTCCTCCGGTTTCTTCGCAGTTGGTTGGAGTGATTTGAGTAGGCTCAAAATAATTTGTAGGAGTTAAGAGCTCCATTTTATATTCTCTATCCGGAGAAAAATACAAGGGTTTATCTATAGTGATTACGTTGCCTGTTATTGGATAGTTCCCATCTACATCGGTTCGGGGGCATGCGAAACTAAAGGAATCGCTTACGGGTATGATACCAGAACCTTCTTCCTCCACTCTTAAAGTTCTTCCTGCTAACTTTCTATCGTGCCTAAACTCATCGTAAACACTAATTACGTCACCGGGTCTTATGTACATGCCTTCTATTCCGGCCGTAAAGGTAACAGATTCTGTTTCGAGTATTTCGCTTTTTAAAATCCATTCACCAAATCTTTTTGCTTGCCCTTCGCTAGTACAGCCTACTGCGGAGGTTTCGACCTCTCTTATTCCATAGCGTTGAATCCCCACTTGGTCTTCCGCGTATGCTATGGCGGGCTTAAACAGGTTATGCTTGTCGGAATACCTTACTATAGCAACTGTGTGGCGGGCTTTTTTTGCCGAAGACGAATAATTAAATGTTCCGTCGGCTACGTTAGAGGTCGTAAAAAGATAAATAGGATCTTTAGGCTTATCTTGAGAAACATATATATTTCCAAAAGCATAGTAAACAATAGATCTGAAAGCAGAGGCCATGTCGTTGACAACCTTATACGCTTCTTCTCTGGAAGTAATTAAATGGTTTAAGGTAAACCTTGGTTCAAGCCCTCCTTTTCCGTCGCTAACCAAGGTGTCGCAGTATTTAGCTATTTCATAAAGAGTCCATTTATCTACATATTTTCTATCTATATAGTCTCCTAGGCCATATCTGTTATTGGTAATCAGATCGTAAAAGCACCACGCGGGGTTGTTCGTCCATTCTTTTTCTGCTTTGAAGCATCCGTCCCAGTATCCTAGTTCTGATTCGTCATAGTGTCTTAAAGTGGGGTTATAAGTGTTAGGTATTTTGACTTTTAAAAGTTTGGTGTCGTAGGATCTGTGGGGTATCCTTTGAAAAAATTCAGCACTAAACTTTGAATATACCATTGAAGCGTAGGGATATCTAAGCCTTGAGTCATACACTTCTACCAGAGAATCTATATAGGATTCGTTTTTTAGAAATTGATTAAAAGAGTCAGGAGTTAACCTGACGATTTTTATCTCCCAGCCTTGAAAATATTTATAGTTTCGAGTGTTAGAGGTAGAAAATGCGTTCCCCCATATGCTTTTATTAAAAGTTATTTGCTCGCTTCTTATATAAGGCTGCTGTATTCTTCCGAAAACCTCCACTCTTTTTACAGGTTCTTGACTCCAAGGATAGAAGAGATTGTCTTCGGTGTGTCTAGTGTCAAAGACTGGTCTTACATATATATGAAATTTAATTTTTCGGGCCTTTATATCCCCTGACCCGTAGGACCGTGGAGTCGCCCCTTTTTCTTGGTCGTGAAAACCTGCTTTTCCGGCATCTTCTCCGCCTTTAAAAACTTTTCCTTTAAACCCTTTTCTTCCTCCGTCGCCCTGTGCGTCGTTGGGGTCGTCTTGTAGAGTTTCCCAGAGCTGGGGTATTCTAAAATTAACTCTTACGGCAACAGCTTCTTTATTGTTGACCATATAAACCTTAGCGTTCTTGTCAATATCGCCTATCAAATGAGGAGGGTGTGGGTTGTTTTCGTATAGGTAATATCTAGGGATTTTCGCTTCTCTTAGGTCGATGGAGGGGCCAAATACTCTTTCTCCTATGCTTCTGAATAAAGTGAGCTCGAAAGAGGAAGAACGTTTCCCGTCTAGTGATAAAGGTAGGTTCGGGTTCAGCGTAGGTGTTTCACCTTGAGGTGAACCAAGTTTAGTTTCTATGTTAATTTCTTGAAAGTTGTAATACCCGTCTTTGTCCACTACTGGTACTTCGTTCCAATATATCGATCGAAGAAACCCTAGGTCCTCCCTGCAGGTTCCCTCGTGATCTAAGGCGGTATAAGGCCTGAAGGTGGCGCGCTCATACCCTATATCTCCAGCATTGCCTATAAAGCTGTATTCGCCGCTAACTATACCGTCTATTCCTCCTTCGCAAATTAAATCTCCAACAGTGGCTTCACTTAAGGCGGCGTAGAGAGCTTGTTCTTGCGGCTTGGTATATAAGCTAACACCGGCCTCGTCGTTGATCGGTATTCTGCTTTCTCTCTCTTTGTCAGACATATTGCTTTCGTTTGTTTGTTATGGGGTATTGGGATCTGAGGAGTCGACTCCCTCGTCGTCAGCGATAAGGGATCGTAAAGTTTCTTCTAATAGGGCTTTATCTTCTCCTTCTAGCCCTTTGATTTTATCTGTAATTTCTTGGATCGTAGCGGACCGTGACCTGTCTCCTCTGTCGATTATATAATCGTCTCCATCGTGCTGGATATATTCAGTGTGGGCACTAGCGTTATGTTGAGTGGTTCCATCGCAATCGTCTGGGTCTCCGCCGGACGCGTTCCATTCTTTGGTTCTTTCTCTTAATATTAATTCAGCGTCTTTTGATTTTTCTGAGCCGACGTTATAGTGAGACCTGTAGTCCACACCATATTCCTCCGCTCCCCAGTTAGCTTTTACTTTTTGCTCTTTGTTTTTATAATTTCCGTTTTTTACATCGTAGGTATCTATGCTAGACTGAATGACTTGGCTGCCAACCATTAATCTGCCATACCCAACATATATTGGCCCGCCTTCTCTTACCGTGTTTTCTGCTCCAGCAAAAATATAAGAGGTTCTCCCCCCTCCTTCTATTTCCCTAAAGTCGTCAAATTCTGGCATTGGGGTTAGAAGATTAGCTATTCCAGCCGCAACCATACCAAGTCCACCCATGATTAAAGAGGCTCCAAGCCAAGTGGTCGCACCGAAAGTAAAAACTCCGATAGCTATTAAAACAACCCCTAAAACTATCGCAAATATATCGTCGAAAGCTCCTTCTAAAACTGGAATAATATCTATAGTTTCAATGTCTTTTCGAGGAATTAAGAGCTCAGAAGATTTAATACCGTCTTCAGTTTCGAGGCCTTTATCTTTATCGTAAATAAAATCTTTTCCGTTTATTAAAACTCTATATTTAATGTTTTGCTTCTCGTATTCTATTAATGCGGCGAATAGTTTTTTGCTTTGAGACTCAATGGCTCTGATGGCTTCACCGACTGTATCGACGGAAAACTTCCAAGCTTCTCTTCCTACTCTCTCGCCGAGAGCTCCGTGTAGGTTTATTGTTGTCAGGTGGTTATTCATTTTGTATATCTATACACGTTTGCTATTCTTTTAAAATAAAAATTAGTTATGTTTTGCGAAACGGGATACCCTCCGTTTATATGGTGAAACATTTCTCTTTCTCCTGTGCATATGGCAAAATGATCATAAGGGAGTTGTGTTTCGTTTTTTCTTAATAAAAAACATATAACGTCGTTTTTGATTATATCGTCTACTGAGTTAATCTTTATCCTCTTGAGTCCTTTTTTTAGATTAAGTTCCAACGTTTCCGAAAGTGCTTCTGGGGTTCTGTTTGGCCAGTCGGAAGTTCTTTCTTTGAGTAGTTTAGATAATTTAAAATCGACATTAGCTTCTTCTTTTAGGTAATCTTGAACTAAGGATATACAGTCATGCTTTCCCCAAGTAAACTCTTCATCTAAAAAAGAAACACTAGATTTTTTGTGGCTATAAAGCCTAAAGGTATTGAACTTAGTATTGTATAAAACATAATCTATTTTATGACGTTTGCTATTTAGCTTATCCGTGACGCTAAACTCTTCTGCTTTATTAGTGTGGGAGTGGTATGTGGCTTTGATTTTCCCTAAAGAGGAGGTATGGAGATAATCTCTAGGGTTTATTACAAAATGTTTGGAGGTGTCGGCGGATATATTTTCGCATGCCTTAGCCTCGATCTGCCCTTCTTTCTCGTACAGTAAACCGCAACACTCGTTAGGCTCTTGTTTGAGAGCGTGATCCTTTATTGCTTTTTTAATGTTTTTTGTTAAGGTCATCCTCCGACAGTTTGCTCTAGTCTGGTTGCGTTCGGAAAACCTCCGAATTGGAGTTCTCCTTTTTCAAAATGAGGCGTCTCGTCTGTTTTAACTAACCCGTTGACTCCCCACCTCATCCTACATCCTTCTAAGGTTTTTGAGCATAGGTCAGCTATCCAGTAGTCTGGGTTTGGCGGAGCGTAGCGAGTGCTGTTTTCTGTAGGTAGGTTTTTTGAGGCTATAAAAAAATATTGAATGCTGTTATGCTCCATATAAATACAGTCCCCTTTACTGTATTTTGCGCTTTTGTTCCATTTTCCTTTATTTTTAAAAACATAATTTGGACCAAACCCTAAAATTTTTCTTATATCCTCGTCTTTAACTGTTGCGACAGGGGGAGCTTCTTCAGGGAGGGTGAGTTCAGTGTCTCTGATACCGCACTTGGCCAAAAGCTTACTAGTTGTACCGGGTCCTTGCGCGTTTGTGTCGTATGGCGTGTCTTCAGAGAGGGTGTTAGTATCAAATGGAACGGTTTCTTTTTGTTGATAAAAGCACCCGCATCCTCTGTAGCTAAAGCTGCATTTTTGAGAAAGCACTCTTCTTCTTGGGATTTTTATCCCTTCGACGTCAAGAAGCGCGCTTAACTCGTACTCTAAAGCGTTTTTATTTTCTCCTGTTTTTCTTTCTATATAGAAGACATCTCTTGGTAGCTCTGCGTATGGATCTGGTTCGTAATTTTGAGGAAAAGGGGAATTATAGGTACCTTCTGTGGTTGTCGATCCTTCGTCAAAATCAGAGAAGTTAGCCATATCTAAATATTTAGCAAAAGTTCTTATTCTTGTTACTTTTCCCCCTATTAAGTCCCCGTACTTCCGAATAGCTCTTCGTAGGATCGAAAGAGCTGCTACTCCTTCTTCTTTTTGAGAGGTCATCCTTAATATTGGCGTAGGGAGAACCCCTCTAGAGTTGAGGTCGAACCCCTGAGATTCGATAGGCGCAGGAAAAAAAGTTTTCCCTTGCCAGATCACAAACGAATTAAACACTTTTATGTTATTGTGAAACCTTAAGATATTGATAGGGTTCCCTTCGTCGTCGATTTCTTCCGGCACGCCGATTTCTACACCTACTTCTTTTCCGTCATTAACTAAGCTGGACCCAAGGCTTTTTACAGTTGAGGAAAGGTCGATTTCAAAAAAAGTTAATAAGGAAGACGCGCTAAGGTTTCCCGCTTCGTACATTAAAGACCGAACGGATTTTCGCGCTTGGTCTTTGTCCATTTTCGTATAATCTTGCATTAATTATTAACTTCCTCAAAAGTGGCGTCTATTGTATAATTGTTGTAAAAAACAAAGTTACTATTAAAGGTTTTGCAGACAAAAAGTTTTTTATACCCTCCTGCTGATAGATCGTTGTAAGGTTCTGGTAAGTTTTTAAATACGAAGGACTCGGCCCCGCTTCTGGCTCTGAGAAAGTGGTTTATGGCTCGAGCCTCTTTTATGTCTCTGTGCTCAAATCTTAAAGAAAGTTTAATTAAATTATTAAAAATACCATCTTTAATCCTTTGTTCGTATCCGTTTCCGAAAACTACGCTATTGATTCTAGGGTTGTTCTCCACAGATATATTATAGGAGGAACTCCAGATAAATTCAGGTTTAACTCTATCTTGGTGTCTCGTGGCTCCCGCCCAAAGGATTGAGTCGGCCGAAGGCTTGTCTGCAGGGACGGCGCTTGTAGAATTAGTACTATAATAGTATGTTGCCGACTTGGGGACCTGAAAACCTCCGTTTGTAGGATAGCTGTCACTAGAAAATCTATCAAGTACAACAACTATGTCGTTTTTTGAGTACTCTTTAGTCGAGTCGTATTCCGTAATGTTATAAATACTGTTTTCGTCAGCCATTTTTCCTTAAACCTCTCAAAATATTACACTAAAAAGTGTAAATAAAGTAGATGTTGTCAAGGATTAGAAGAGAAGGGCAGAAGTTGGCTGTTAATGGCTCCGGTATTAACGGGCTTCAGAGTCTTTCTTTTGGGTATCAATCTACAGCTCAGCCGGTTATCCCACTAGGGGTCGAAAGGGTCATGTACGCCCCGTCTTCCCCTCAAACAGCGTCTATTAGCGCTAATAGCTTAATGGTTTATGACGATTTTTTTGCGCAATTTACCGGAGAAAGCCCATTTAGTGGACAGGTTAACTATAAAGATCAGACTATAAAGTTTACCGAAGCTTATTTAAGCTCTTATTCTTGCTCTTGTGCAATTGGGGAGATTCCGTCTTTGGGAATGCAGGCTGAAATATACGGCGAAATGGGAACGGGTAATTATTTTGACTTCGGAGAAACAACTCCGCACGATACTGACCTTCAGGTAGCGGGTTATAATTCGATAGATATAAACTTGGATGAATTTAATACGAACAGAGTAAATAGTTTTGCCTTAGACATACAGGTGCCGAGAACCCCAATATATGCCTTCAACGACAAGGCTCCTTCTGAGGTTATTTCAAATTCCCCGATGGATATATCTCTTCAATTTAACATAGAAGCAGATGACTATAAGATAAAAAATATGAGATTTGTTCCAGAAGAAACCGTCTTTAGAAACGTATCTTTAAAAATAAACAAAAATAATTATATTTGGGACGATGCTCTTTCTACTTTTGCAAATAACCTTAGGGCTAATATAAAAGTTTTTCACTTTAAGAGTCTTTTATTGGTTTCAGAGCAGTATCAATCAGATAGTAATAACAACGTGGGGATAAATTTTGTGTTAAAAGGCACAACGCTAAGATAAAATGGCAACGATTAGATACGATCAAGTTCCGTTAATTATTCAGTTCGGTAAAAGAACCGAGAGAATGATCGCTAGAGAGTGTTCTTTGAGTGAAGCGGCTGACTTAACCCCTATTTATTCAATTGGAAAATATGGTATATCCGAGCAAGCTCCTCAAGGGGCTAGGACAGCGAGCATATCTTTCTCTTATTCGCCTGTTTTAACAGGTTTAATTAGGGAAGATACAGGAGAAACAGGAAGTTATAATATTATAAATGATGTAGCTAACAGTTTGAAAAATTCTAAAAATTCTCAAACGTCAGGCGTGTCGATTAGGTTTGGGAATATAAGCGGCGAAGGGTTATTGTCTTCTTACTCTTTGTCTCTTCAGCCTTATTCTCCTGTTGAGTGCTCTGTGAATTTTGAGCTTTTCGGATCAGGGGAAAATCTTCCGGTTTCGGGAGACTTGCAAGCAGAATCTCCAGAGTCTTTTAAATACATTAACTCAAAGTTAGCTGCTCAGTACGGTCATTCGGCCCATTCTGCGTTTATGACCGCGGGTTCCCCCGCTACAATAACAAGCTCTAACGAAACGGGGATTCTAACTTCAGTTGACTACTCTATAAATTTTGAATATGAGCCGGTGTATAAACTAGGACAAGAGTTTCCGTCTTCTTTTCTTTATCACAAAGCAAACGAAGAGGCTAATTTGTCCGAAAATGTTCGAGAAACAGGAATCGCTTTCACTGGAAAAAGTGAAAACTTTAATTTAAATATAAGGAGCCTAGATAATCAAAACGCAATACTAGTAAAGATGAATGAACCCGTGTTAAGTAACACCCAACTAAGAGTCAGCTCTCAAGGAGCCGTAGAGACAAAGAAAACAATAAGGAGTTTTTATTAATGATTTTTTCCGCCAAAAACGTTAAGCTTAGGCTGAACACAGTTGATATACTGGCAAACCAGTGTACGTTAAGCATTCAAGCTGGCTTGGATCCGAGATACGATGCTGGCAGCAGGCACTCGAGAGATTATTTCGCTCAGCAGGGAATAGGTTCTAGGCTTAATTTTTCACATTATCTTACTGGTAATTTAGACGATATAAAAAAACTCGTATCTACCCAAGGGGAAATGATAGGAAATGACGGTATGAGTAACGAGGGTCAAATTGTTAGCGGAAGTTTCGGCGGAATGGTTTTTACAAGCGGTTATTTGTCCAGTTACTCGATTCAGTTTACCCCTAATTCTCCTGTTGTAGCGAATTCAGAAGTAGTATTTTTTGATGATCTAACTGGAAATTTCGTACAGACAGAAGAAGCGGCTCCCAAAGAAGAAATATTAAACTGTAAAAACATAACTTTTACAAACAGCTCTTCGTCGGAAATAGGGGAAATAAACGATTTTATAACAGCGAGCTATAACTATACATCAGAGATAAATCCTGTGTATATAGCCGGGACAACGGTTCCAGAACGAATTTATTTCGGAAGAAAAAACGTTTCGATGAGTATAGATGTTGACAATCCGACAGGCTATGTTCCTTATAATGGAATAACTGCAAATTTTGGATTTAATATGACGAAGCATAACAGCTCAACATTTGTAGAAGCGTTTAGCTGCTATGGTCGACTGCAATCCAGAACTGTGCAGGCCTCTGTGGGGGGAAAGGTCACTCACCAGTTAGGTATAGTTACCCATAACCCTCATTCAACGCATAAGGTTTTCGGAATAAGGCCAGTAGAAAGACCGGTAACAAGTGATGTCGTGGGGGTTCCCCGGAAATAATAAACACTAAAGATGGCAGGAATATTTTATCCAAATTCAGGTTTCTATATTAGCGGCGAAAGCTTAGCTGATACGCTAAGCGTTAATTGGGGGAGCTTGGTTGTAGGTAGAGATAGTCTGGTTTTTGTGGGAGAAACAGGAATAAGCGGCATTGTTCCCGCGGCTGCAAAAACAGATACTGTTTACGTCGTATCCTCTGACGGTTTAGCGACCGCTATTGATGCGGGGGTTAATCAGATAGTAAACCTGCTTCAAAACCATAAAATAGAAGTTGGGCCTTTGAGTAATCCGTCTGGTGAAATTGGGGAGATTCTATCTGTTACGGGAAACAATTTTTATAATGTAACTGATGTAAAGTTTGGTGATATTAGTGCAAGCTTTAACATTATATCTCCTAAGAGGATAGAGGCTTTTATTCCGTCCTACGCTAATTTTTCAGGAGTAACGGTATATTCATCGTTAGCTTCTGGGGAAGCAGGCACTTTTTTTAATAGTGGTATATCTTCTAATAATTTTGTCCCGTTTCCTCAGATAACTTCGATAAATCCCGAAAGTCAGATTCCTGACGAGTCGGTGACGGTCGAGGGGTATTCTTTAGCGGCGATAACGGGAGTTGCGTTTCCGCAAGGAGGGATTACAAAGCCGATAAGTTCGTTAACTAGTACGGATTTTTCCGTAGAGGTTCCGACAGGAAAAGCAAGGGGAAAGCTAACGTTTTTATTACAAAGCGGAGTAAGCAGGCAACCGACGAGTGAGGGCAATTCATTTAGTCATCTAGCTTTAATAGAAAGTATTTCTCCTTCTGTCTGCTTGGCTGGAGATTCGGTTAATATAATAGGTAAGAATTTTAATACAGGGATCCTTTATCATTTTGGAGATAGTTTTGTGAAGGCTAGTGTCGGGTCTGTTGTATCGAGCGGGTTTAAGGTAATGTCCGATACGCTTATAACCGGCGTAATGCCAGAATCTCTTTCAACGGGAAGTAAAACCGTTTCTTTGTTTAGCGAAATCGATTCGCTTTATCCTTCGGGAAAACAGGTTCTGATAAGTGGAAGGACTCCTTTCATTTCCGGCTATAATCCAGTTTTTGCTAGCACCGGAAATATGGTCTCATTGACTGGTTACGACTTATTGTCTATGGGGAGAGTGACTTTGACAAACGCGGATCAAACGGGAAGGTTCGTCGAAATAACTGGCTCTAGCATACACGGCTCTCCTTGGGGGGACGTTCTTAATTTTTCCGTTCCTTCCGGGCTTCAGTCTGATTACGTTTCCGGTAGGGGAACTTTTTACGTAAATACTCAGGTAAGCGGGGAAAATAGAGCGTCTAACGTTTTGACCTCGGGTCTATACGTGATCGGTAGTGCTTTTATAGAGAGTATAGTTAGCGGAGAAGCGGTAGCGAGAGAGCCGGGGCAAGAAGTGGGTTTGTCAGGTTTGAATTTATTAAAGTCTTCCCGGATACAGCTTTTTAATTCTGTTAATAGTAGTTCTATCGGGTTCGTGAAATCTACGTCTGTTATTGGCAGTGGAAATTATGTGGTTCAAAGTCATTTTAATCTGCCGAATGAGTTAAGCGTTACGGGAGTTAAGGTGAAACTCGACGGCTTTAACGGAGAAAGTAATTTTTCGAACACTATACCCGTTTACAAGACTCCTTTTATAAGCGGGTTTAGTCCTCTTTCCGGAGCAGCGGGTACAGAGGTAACCTTGAGTGGTTATTTTAACGGCTTGAAAGGGAGCGGGGTAAAAATAGGGGGGCTTTCTGGAGTAGGGACTTATCAGGTGGGAACTACCGGGGTGACTTTTAGGGTTCCTACTGGGACCTCTAGTGATTTTATAAAGATTTTAACAAGCGGCGGAAATAGAGAAACTGATAATAGGTTTTCCGTGACCCCTGACCTGCCTTTTGAGACGGGGTTTGATCCTGCTCCTGTTTCTGGATTGAGTTATTCTGTTTTTGGAGAACGGCAAAGCTTTGATATTCTTGGGACTGATTTAAACTTTGTGACGGAGGTTAAGTTTTATGATGATGCACTGTCTGACGTTTCGGTAACAGCTTTTAAGTCTAAATCTAACAATAGGATATCTTTGTTTTTACCTCGAGACGTAGAAAAAGACGAAAAGGGAACAGTGCGGTTGGTAGACAGATTTGGCAGGGTTAGTTCTGGGGTTAGCGAGTTTAGAGTGGCTCAGTTTTCAGGAGCTTCTGGTATGTATGGAGCTTTTGGAGAGGAACTGTCGTTTAGCGGCAAGTTTCTGTCTGGGTTGAACGTCGTATTTAAAGACGAGTCAGAAGTTAGAGTTACCGGAGAAAAAACTAGCTCTATTAAGTACTCCGAAACTGGATTTGCTTTTAATTCGAAGGTTCCCAGAGATATAGTAAGCGGAAATCTTGTTATAAAGGGAGCCGAAAACGATTTAATTACTTTACCGGACGTATTTTTTCCTCTTCCTACAATAACAGGAGTAAGTGGTCATGATTCTTATAATTTAAATGTAGGAAGCGGGATAAGGGTTACTGGCATTAATTCTTTTGGGTCATATAAATCTGGAGAGTTTGTGATTGGGATAACGGGAGCGGGGCAGCATGCATTTTTTGAGATAAATAATTTCGAGAGAATAGTTAGCAGCGACAACCAAAAAGTTTCTGTTTTTGATTTAGATATCGATGGCGTTTTTAAGGGCAGCGGACAGTTATTCGTGATGAGTCCTTGGGAGAATTATGACTCGATAGCGTTTGATTTTCTTTCTTCTAAAACTAGCGAGAATCTAAACAGGATAGTAACGGATAATTATTATACAATGGTTTACCCTGTCCCTTCGATCTTAGGAGTAGCTAATACAGACATTGCGTACTCAAGCGACCCTACAGGCAGGAAGTTCAACGAAAGAGTTTCTGGCTGGATCAGTGGAGATAACCTTACTTCTGTGACTGGAGTGTTCTTTTCTGGTTATACTGGAGCCCCGGAGCTTCAGGAAGCGGCAAGTTTTACCGCTTTGTCTAATAATTTAATACAATTTGCTCCGCCTTTTGGGAACTACGGAGCGACTGGCTGGGGAGGCATAACTGGATCGGGGGATATAATAGTGAAAGCTCCACAGGGAGACGCGACTACAGCGGGAATGTCACAATCTGGAGCATTTTTAATCCCCCCTCTTTCTGTGGATGCGTTTTTGCCCCAAGAGGGGACAACCGGCACTGTAATAAATTTACATGATAGCGTAGCCCCTGCGGGCACTTTAGAGCATCTTTCTAAAATATCCTTCGAGGCTGAAAATTACACCGGAGAAGCTAATGTTACTGTTTATTT